GCAATAGCATTTGAATTACTAGCCAATGAAGATGAGCCAATAGCCACAGCGTTAGTGCCAGTAGCAGAGGGCGCAGTAGGGCTGCTTGGGTTTTCAGCATAAAGCTCTAAAGCTGCACCGCCAGCATCTGCAAACGTAACAGCACCAGAGCCGTCTGTGGTAAGCACTTGTCCGTTAGTACCGTCGGTGGTTGGCAGGGTGTAGCTTTCTGAAATGCGAACTGTGTCAGCCGTACCACCAATACTTACTTCATTCGTAGTAGTGGACTGTACGTTGCTACCAATCGTAACTGCATTTGCATGACTAGCTGTATTAGCATAACCTAGTGCAGCAGATTGTGAAGCAGTTGCTGTACTAAAAGTGCCAATAGCAAGTGCTTGATAAGCTGCTTGTGTAGAACTGCCTATTGAAATACCGTTTGTGCTATTTGCTTTTGCTTGAAGGCCCATAGCAATACTATTAGAGCCAGTAGCACCGTAGCTTGAAGTGTTGTTTCCAATAGCTGCTGCGAAGGAGTCTGTTCCTGATGCGTATGACTTACCAATCGCCGCCGCATTACTACCTGTTGCAGTTGTTGCCTGAAAACCTAAAGCAACAGACCTTGAAGAACCTGCATTTGAACCCTGCCCTGTTGCAGTTGAAAAGCTACCAGAAGCTACAGCGTCAAAACCAAGTGCCGTTGCATATGATCCCGTTGCTTCTGCCTGTACGTTTAATGCAACAGCATTCGTACCAGTAGCACTGGGCAAAGTGGACGTGCCATCGTAGTTATCTGCGTACAGATCGGGTGATCCACCCTCAAAAGAATAACCTAAGCTAGTCCAAGCTGTAGAGCCATCACCGATCTTTATCTTGCCTGTGTCTGTCTCGTAGCCTTGCTCACCTTGTGACAAAGTAGGGTTACTACTAGTCCAGTTAGCAGCAACATCTCTACGTATTTGTATCTTATTTGCCATTAGGCAGAACCCCCATCAAGAGCTTGTAGACTTGCATCATAAACAGACGAAGCATTTCCACCATCTACATCGTATATATTAATGTCTCTTGCAGTAGCTGTAACAAATACAGTTGCAGAACCAGACAAAGTAATGGCTAAGTCTGAGTTAGAACTCTCAGATACAGTTCTGCTAAGAGTAGTACCTGTCGCAGTATATACACCAGAGCCAATCTCAAAGGCTGTGCCATCTTCTATAGTATATCTTACTGTGTCACCATCAGCCACCCCTGCATCAGCAAAGCTCTGGTAGCCACTTTCGGCACTACCCAAAGTTATTGTCCCTGTACCTGTCGTACTAGTGGACATCTTTGCTCTATTTACAAGAGTGACCATTGATCTTTAACCTTACGTAAGTTGAATTACACCGTTAGCAGCATTAAAGTCTACAGTAAAGCTGTCACCGTCATTCAATGTTAAAGATGAACCATAGTCGTAGTAACCGACAATAGGGTCAGCAGGTGATGTTACGGTGTCATCATAGATATAGATGTAGCGGAATGGGCCAGTTGAACCACTTGTAGATGTTAGTGTAATGTCTGAAAGAACCAACTTATATGTACCACCTGACTGTGCAGATGAAGTCGTTGTGATGTTACGAGAAGATAAGTTTGTATATGCTATCTCTGTTACATTACCAATAATACCATTACCATCTGATTCTGGATTTGAAGATTCAGATGCTGGTGCTGTGTTTGATAGTGCAACTACGAACTGGTCTGATTCCAAGTCCATGTTATGAACTGCGTTTTTAACGAAGTCATTAACCTTATTAAAAGATGCCATTTGTTTACTCCTTATGCAATACGTATTATGGCGTTAGATGCGTCTGCTGCGGGAAATTGAACTGTAAAATCCCCATTGATAGACTTCTTAGTTGAACCAAAAGAAACTACAGCAATAGCTCTGTTGGACTTAGATGAGTTATAAATGATACACCCGTCAGCAGAAACAGTTACAGATGACCATGTGGTATTGTCATAATCGACTGTAGCAGTAAAACTGTCTAAAGCAATAGCTGCACCTGTTAGTGTGTTACCACCAGCAGTATAACCTACACCTAAAGCTTCATCTGAATTATTTGTAACGTCTGCGTAGTTTGTTGTACTTGCATTATAAGTACCAGTTGGCGATACTTTAATTAGTGCAACTTTTATTACATCGGTATCTAAGTCATGTGTACCACCAAGCAGTTCCTGCTTAAAGCTGTTACATACTGCTGTAGTGATTGACATTATTAGAACCTTTATGGTAAGCACAAAGGGGCCAGCATGTAGCCAGCCCCAATGTTTATTCCATTAAGCCAAGTTGTAACGTGCTGTTACAAGGGCTTCTGGACGCAAGATTTTGCGACCATATAGATGCATACCACGAACAATGTCAGCGAAGCTGTCTGGATCACGATATGTTTCAGTTTTGTTGATCTGCTCTGCAGTTGCAACAGCTGAGTCATGACCAGCTACGATTACACCGTAGTTGTCATCCTGTGCAGTTGTACCTGTAGTTGCAGCACCAGTACCCACTGAAGGCAGGTTGTTGGTTACGTGTACACGGAAGCCGTGGAAGTTATTCAACACCAAACCATTCATCAAGCCTGAACCACCGAAGTCTGCGTTCAAAAGACGTGAATCTTCATCACGAAGGATTTCCATCATTTCAGGTGAAATGACAACCCAACGACCTGTAGATGGTACATTTTGCCCATCCATGACACGAGCCATACGGGACAGAACCATAGAAGGTGAAGCATACGCAGTTGGCAAGGCAGTCGCACCCGGCAGACGTGCTGCGATTGGGATAGAGTCACCTGTTGTACTTGCAGAAGGTGTAGTAGTAATGTTGCCAAAGCTTGCCATGTTCAGCTTGTTAGCTGCCAAGAGTTCATCAGAACCAGCTGCAGTGTTAGCTTTAGTACCATTTACTGTAGTGTTTACAGCGTCAGCATTGTCATGCAGAGTAGATTGAGCATAACCAGACAAGTAGCCAAGAACTTCTTGGTCATACTGATCAGCCAAACGATAAGCTGCACGATCACTTGCAAGGCTTTGGAAATTGACGTGGCTATGAGCCTCTTCAATATCGTCTACTTTGAAAGCAAAATAGTTAGCTTTATCAACAACTAACGAGAAATCAGCATCAGCCAAATCTTGTGGTGCGATTGTTGTACCACGTAGATATGCCGACACGGAAATTTCGGGTTCTTTGATGATTTTTACAGTATCGCCCATGTTGGCGATTTCTCCAAAGTAATCATTGTTAGTGATTGCTTCAGTAATAGATGCTTTGCGGAATGCAAGTTGCACCTGTTTGGAATAGATAACTGGGGAAAAGTTACCATTTGGTAGGTTGGTATAACCTACTGCGGAACCGAATGCCATCGTAATTCTCCTTAGCATTAGTTTTACAGATGCAAACTATGTATTACTTATTATAGAGGCTAATCGTTTATGGGTGCACTTAATATCTAAACTATGATGATCAGTCATACTTTAGTTTAAATGGGCCATACGTTTTTAGGTAATCCGAAAAGTTATATTGTTTGCTATGTTAGTGTTTATAGTATGGGTAACCGTAGTTAATACCTAGCGGGGCCATACTATTACACTTATTCACATATAGTTATATCATAAATAATCTATATGTCAATACTATTTATCGGGCGGAACCAGATAAATCGTAAATAAAGTTGCCTGTACGAATAGCTTCCATGATCTCGTCAGCATTTTTTTCGTATTCTATTGCAGACATCTTTTGTACTTCAGACTCACGAATAGCACTACCGCTACCATTAGCCTGAATATTGCTGCGCTCACTTCGTGTGTTTACAGAACGAGCGGCGTCCTTTGAAGTGGATTTCTTTTTAGTAGAAATGCCACGATCCGATTTATAAAGATCAATTGCACGAGCGGCAGAACGAGCATCGTTATCATTTTCGTATAATGCATCCTGTACCCATTTAGGTTGTTCATCTGCCCACTCATGAAAGTCATCGTTATCACGAATGTCATTAAAGTCTGGATGCAATTTAAGTAATTCAACTTCAGCTTTTTCACGTACTGCAGTTTCACGCATTTCGTCTACTGCCCGTACACGCTCTTCTAACTGGGCAGATTGCTCTTTTGCTTTTTTAATTGCAATTGTTTCAACAATGGCGGAAACATCAGGATAGCGTTTAGACCAAGCTTCAATGTCTTCATCTGACTTTGGCAGCTTAATCTCTTGTTTAGTTGACTCGTTTAATTGTTTCTCAAGTGTTGCAATACGATCTTCGTATTCTTTTTCTTTAGCTTGCTGGTGTCGCCGCAGATCACCATACCGTTTTTTAAAACTGCGTTCTTCTGCATTTGCTGGTTCAACTTCTTGAGGTTCACTTTCCTCTACCGCTTCACCTTTTTGTTCAGAAATCAAACGTTCTAGTTCTTCTTCATCTCGTTTAAGTCTATCTTCGTTTGAATACTTTTTATTAGCAAATGCTACTTTCTTGGGGGCTTCCATAGTTGAAGCCATTACTTCCATATTTTCTGACATTTAGTCTTCCTTACTGGGGCCACCGTAGCCTTGTTGGAGGGGGATGGGTAGGCCAGTCAAATTGTGAATTATTTCTTTTTATTTTTACGCCTTGTAAATAATCCACCTTTCGCACCTGCGGCTGCAGATGTCACGTAATCTTGCATTGTTTGTTGTTCTTTTTTAGTACCACCTGTTGTAGTTACTCCAGTAACATTTCCACTTTTATCTTTTTGAACTTTGGTAGTAACGTTTTGTGATGCTTGTTGTGCTGCTTTTGCATTGTCACCTAGACTTGCAAAACTTGGGCCATCATCATCTCCACCTCTTGGTGCAGGTGCTGTAGTAGTCGGTGTAGTAGTCGGTGTAGTAGTCGGTGTATCTGTACCTTTTACAATTGTATCTACATTATCCATAGCCTTTTCAAGATACGATTTAATAGCTTGACTTGATGCATCCTCACCAAAGCCAGATAATGAAGACATAGCGGTAGCTCTACTTTCATCGTAACTTAAATCAGCTATACTTTTACGAAGATCATCTACAGCAGTTGTAACAGTAGCAGGTGCATTTTCAAAAGCAGCTATTGTAGCCTTAGCTTTATCTTGCATTAAAGAAGTACGTATAGGTAATGTATCTGGTTCAGTTAACGAAGGTACAGTAGGTTCTTCTGGCATAGCTACAGTTGGTTCATCTGGCTGTATATCCATACCTTCAGGAACATCAAATGCAACTGGACTTTCAGGATCAGTAGGAATTGCCGGCGCACTTACCGTCGGAGCAGGACTATACCAAGAACTAATATCATATGTACCATCTTCTTTTAATGTAGAACCTGCAATTGCCGCTTCATCTGCGGTTGATAATGCATCAGCAAGAGCATCTGGGTCTTGAATACCATCCGCATTTTTATCAATAATATTAATTTTGTTTTTTGTAGTATCGTCTGATTCATCTGTATTTGAACCTGCAGTTACTACAGCATTAACTTTTGCTTTTGTTTTTTCTTCTTCACCAAAACCTAGTGCATCAGAAACTGTATTCATAATTCCGCCAACTACTTTAGACAGTATACTCTTACCTTCGGTTGTTGTCAAACGGGTTTTTAAATCACGCAAAGCTTTAACTTGCCCTGCGATAGGGGTCTTTTGTGCTTGAGCAATTTTTTCGTCAAGCATTGCTATAATATCTTTCTTTTGTTTTTTGTTTGCAAGAGTTACAGCAACACCCATTAGTGGGTTAATAGCGGCAGCAATACCTGCAACTACATTACCAACAGTACCTACTTTTTCCGCTTCTTTAATCCACATATCTAAAGCTTTACCGTCTGTAGCAGAAGTGTCCATACCAAAGCCACCAGCTTTCTGAAACTCAGATTGTGGTGGGGGAGGTGGTGGATCATTATTATCACTTACAGGAATAACCTGTTCTGTTTCTGTTTCTGCTGGCGCTTGTCCCGCTGGAAAATAACCTGTTGGAATTGGGTATACTGGTTCACCACCTAAGAATGGTATAAACAAGCTATCACCTTTATCGTTTTTATACTCACGTACATCTTGATCTGATGGATTAAACATAGGAGTTACAAACGTACCTTGGTTAGCGTGAATAACACCACCATGTGCTTTCTCTTGTGGTTCTTCTTCACCATCAACAATAATTAAATCCATTACACCAAACGGCATATCGTCAGGTAGCACAGCTTCATCACCGTTACCCATCTGACCCATAGCATCCATTTGTTTTAAGCCTTGCTTGGCGTCTTGCCGTATACGCATTAAGTTTTCTAAACCAATATAACGAACTACATCGGCTGGAAAAACAAACTCACCCTCACTTAGCATAGCAGGAATATCATCTCGTACTTCGTTACGAGTACTACCTACTGGTACATCGTTACCCGACACTTCATCTACCATGCCACCTTCATCACGAAGGCCACCATCTTCAAAGAGTTCCATTTGTTTTTCTAACATAGGAGTACCGCCTTTATTAAATTCAAGAGAATTACTACGGCTTTGTGCCGCCTGAATAGCTTCTTCTAATTTGTCGTGTGCGCTAGTAGGCTTTATTAAACCCTTATCTAGCATTTCCATTAATTCATCTTCAGAATATTGTTTACCGCCGTGTATAGTAGGAACATTAATCCACTTGCCTTTATACTCAATAGTTGTAGATTTTTCGGATACCATTTCACCTTCAGGTGTTTCGTATACATCACGACCTGCTTGTGTTTGCTTACCTGTTTTCTTTCCTACTTCAGCCATTCTTTAATACTTCATCTCTTAATAGTTTTAATCTACGTAACTGATATATTGCGCCTTGTGATCTATACACTGCAACAGATTCATTAGTTTGTTCCATAGTGCGGTGTTGTTGGTTTATTAAAGTATCTAAGTATTCTTCAAACTTAGACCATTGGGCTTGGTTGCTGACCATTGCCTTGAGCTTGCTGAGGTGCTCCTTGTCCTTGTGCATTACCACTAAATCCTTGTTCTCCCGGTACTGGTGCTTGGCCTACGCCTATATTACCACCACCTGCTCCTGATGTGTCCATTGGGTTTGCTCCTGCGGGTGCAGGTCCACCTTCTGGTGCTGGCTGTTGTGCTTGCATACCTTTCATAAGTTCTGCTTGCAATGCAGCCTCGTCCATATTGTTGGTTACTTTGTCAGGGTCAAGTTCAAGAGATTTTGCAATCTCACGAATAATGTATTGAAACTTAGCAAATGGTGCAAGTGCAGGGTTGGATGATACTTGCAAGAACTGCATCAAGCGTTGACTACGTACTTCGTTAGCCATAAGAGATTCAGTACCACGTGCTTTAACTTCTAAGTCACCACGCATCTCTGGGTCAAAGTTAAACTGCATGTTAAAGCGGAATAAACCTTCACCCATTGGGCGCAGTAGATAGTCATCAATGTTTTTAATTACGTTCTTAATACCGCCACTAGCAGCGCCCATCAACATACTAATGCCACTAGCAGTACGGCCTACACCAGACACACCTGTTTGCCCGTGAGCAAAAGATGGGAAGCCTGTTGATTCATCCGCAAGTACACGTGCCTTATCAAACAACTGTAGATTTTCACCAGCAACGTTAGGAAACTTAGTACCAAAGATAGCCTGTCCGGGTGCACCGCCTTGCCTACGAAACACTTTACCGGGATACACAGATAAATCCTGACCGGGTACTAGGTTGGTTTCATCTACTTCAATAAGAAGATTGCCTGACAGTACAGCATTATCCACCGCCATACGCATAAAACCATTCATAAGAGTTTGAGTATCATCCATATTTTCAGCAATACCAACACCAAAGAATGAATAAGGGTTCAATTCATAAGGCACAGCTTGATAAGGAATACGTGCAGGCTTAAATGGATTAAGCACCATGCGAATTAATTTATTGTTACAAATCCATACATTTGCCTGTAACTCATCAAATGCTGTAAGTTCATCTGGAATATCTACGCCCTGTTCTTCCAGCATCTCAACGTCTACCATGCCCCAGTACTCTAGGACTTCATAACGTTCAATGCCATGCTCCGGTGCATAGTCTGAAAGATCATCTTCCCAATATTGTTTATCGTAGTTTTCACCCAAAGAAATTGCTTCATCAATAACTGTACTACGGAAGTAAGGTCTTTTCTTTAACCCTCTCATTTGGGTACGAGACAGTTTATGACGTTCAATTATATACTGAGCGTCGTCCATGCTATTAGCATCTGGATCAGGATAAAAGTTCCACACAGATACATGAGATACCTGTGGTATAGTTTTAAACACGGGATCGTAGTTACCTTCTTCATCCCAATTAGGATACTCTTTGTCTATAGCAAATGGACCCTTCATTACACCAGTACCAAACAAGGCCATTTCAAAAGCGGTACTACGTAAGTGTTTAGATGCAGATGATTCTTCCAATTGATCTTGTATTTGCTTTTGCATCTTTTTAGCTGCAATCATCGCAGGACTAAATGTAATAGATGTAGGAGTTTTACCTACACCAGCTTGTACATTATCAACCCCCTCAAACTTATCTTTGATAGGACCAAGCATATCATTTAATGTTTTAAGAGTTGCTCCTGCAGGAAACTCTTTACCATCACCCTTAAAACCGTAAGGGTTAATTTCTTTATCCAACCCATTTTCACGCATTTGTTCGGGTTCAGCTGGATCAAAGTGTACGTCTGCGACTACACCTTCTGGAAGTTCTGTAGGTTCAATGGACAAAGGAAAACGATTGTTAGCAAACAATACATCTACAATCTGCCCATACGCAGCTAAGGTTTTTGTCTTAGTAACTTTAATAAATACACGAGACTTTTCTGCATCCGTAAACTGTACGTCTGGTCCATAGATACCACGATAGTTACGATATGAGCGTAGCCAACGTTCTTCATCTTGACGCCGATAGTCTTCTGAACGGTTGTAGCGTTCCATTACATATGGAATAATCTTTGAAGTATCTGCATCAAATTCAGTAGAGTTATCTGTATCCTCTAATGCAATTGAATTGTCTTCAATAAAGATGTCATTTTCTTCTGCCATTTATTTTTCCTTAGTAACCAAACGTTGCGTCTGCTACACGCATACCTATTGAAGGTCTTCCGTGTGGATCGTAATCAAATACACTAAATCGTGGTCTGGACATTATACCATAGCGCAAGGCATCATACAAGTGATCTTCAGAATGTGTATCAATATCTTCTGGGTTCTTTTTATCCAAAGGTATAGCTGGCAATTGTGACACTATATTTGTGCAAGTATTAAAGAATACCATTCTAGGATTTTCTGTAAACTCATCTACCTGTAAACGCCTATGTATTTCGTTCTTACCTGCTACACGAGAACCTCTAGAACGATCTGATGGTCTCCAACGACAACCCTTCATAATCATTTGTTCAGCAAGACTAGGACCAGTATCTCCACGTTTATGCCACAAAGAAGAGTCAAGTACACCGTACTTAATGTTTCCATCTTCCGCTTCTAAATCTAGTACCATGTCGGCTAGATCAGTAGCAAGAACCTTACTTACGTATAATTCTCTATACACAATTAACTGTTCATCAGGAGAAACTGCAAACCAAACAACTCCAGATTTACTGCCGTATCCATAGTCACATGCTCTAAACTTAACCCAATTGTGTGGTATTTTAAAAGGTTCAATGACGTGGATGTTTCTATCAAACTCTGTAAAGGCTGCGCCTTCTTTGATGTCCCAGTCGCCCTCAAGCAACTGTCTACGTTGTTGTTCAGGTAACGACAGAAGCATTGCTTCATAGTCACCTTGTTTACTTAAATAAGGATTGTCTGAAAGACGTGCAGGTATAAACCTACGTTTGAACAGAGACTTTCCTGCCTTCTCGTGTCCTGCAGGATATTTAAGGTCTTCACCAGATTCAATATCAGTTGCATTAAAGGCTTTCCCTGCTGGTGCTGGGTCAATAAACATTTTCTTAACCCAGTGATGTCCCCTGCCGCCGGGGTTAGTAGTTGCTCTCATAAAGATAGGCAAGTCAGGTGCAGTGGACCGGAGACGAGATCGCATATAGTTCCATGCAAATGGGGAAGCCCATTGTGTCAACTCGTCAAAGCCTATCCAGCTAAATGCCAGACCTTGGTAGCGGAGAACGTCATCTTCCCTGTCTAGGTAGGACATCCATAATCTTGCACCAGAGGGCGCAGTCCACTGCATCTTGCGTTCTGACCACTTAATACCGGGCCAGATTTTGGGATACATCTCTTGAGATTTAAAGATAAGTTCCCGTAACTCTTCTGTAGTATGCCGTAGTAGCAATCCTGAAAAGCTAGGATGTCCCATGTACCGTAGAGGATCGGCAAGCATGGCGTAGGATTTTCCTCCTCCGGCGCTGCCACCATAAAGTACTTCACGCTCACCCGCTGCAAGGAACTCTGTTTGTGGTCCTTCATTAGGTTTAAAGATTATGTTATGCTGTTCCTCAATAGGAACCTCTTCAACAATCTTTGCGGGTTCAGGCTTTAATTTGGCCTGACTCCGTTTCCTCGTAGTAGTCTTCGCCTTCGTTGACTTTTGCTCCGAGTCTTGTACGTTCAATTTCTTCCGCTTTGGCGATTGCCTTTTTCGCATAGTCTGCCCATCTGCGTAGGCTTCTAGCTTTGTTTTTTCGCTGTCGTTCATTTTCCAACCGTTTACGTAAACCTACATGGGATATATCTCTACCTGTATTCCGTGTTAGCCAATTAGCTACTTCACGATATGAATATTGTTTAAGATACTTTTGTGCTTGCTGAAGCATATCAAGTTCGTGCTCAATAGGTAAAAGCACATCAGGATCATCTGAGTCTATCTCATAACCAAATGGAACGGTCCTAGATATACGGGGAATAGGAACCCATTCATTGTCTTCTTTTATGTCAGTCGGTTGGGGTAACTTCCATTGCTTTAATGTTTTAGTCATCTTCTTCCGTTTGCTTTGGTGGCATTAACATTACTCCACCCCTAGCTTCTACTTGCATTTTTTCTGTTTTAACTAACCCAGTACGATCTAACAGTTCTTTAGCAGCTGACATTTTATCACGAATACCAAGCTCAGTAGGATCATACAAAGCACCCACCATAGCCATAGCAGCTTTAGGTGCGTTACGTGCCATATAAGTAGATGTGGCATCTAGTATTTCTTCTTTAAGAGAGTTAATAACTTCAGTAGATGAAGTAGCATCGGAATAACCTGCAAGTTTTTTTGCAGTAACAATGTCCCCACCCGCCTCATCAAATAAGACTTCAAGTAGTTTCTTTTGTTTTTCTGTTAATGCTCGTGCCATAATAACTCTTTCTTTCAGGTATTGCAAGTATAAAGTTTGCTACCTATTACATTAATTCAAAATGAGGGCCATCAATAAACGGTCTGCGCCCCTGACTGCGGCGTAAGTCTACATATGCCATCATTGCGTCTTCAGCTGTACCTTCGTATGTACGGATGTCACCTTCAGACCAAGCAGCACCCCACTTGATTGCTACACCAAGTTCTCGTGCTGCCTCTTTCATTGCATCACAGAGATCATCATAGACATTCAGTTCCCATACGCCCTTACCATCTACATAGGCCATGAGGTCTACTGCACGTCCCTCTAAGTGTTTAGACTTCATAGTTTGGGACTTACCTGCAGCTACAAGCTTCTCTTGCTCTTCTACTGTGCGTAGACCATAGATAACTCCGAAGTCTACCTTAGTAAGCTCAATGGCACGTTTGACTACAGCCACAAGGCTTTCATCTACGCCTTCCATCTTAGCGAGGCTACGGTTAGATAATTTAAATGCCATATTATTTTTTACCTGTAAAGAATTTAGATACTGATCTCATACCAATGCTTGCACTTACAATACCGCCCAGTGAATACTGATACCATGTAGGCATAGACTCAAGGGATGTAAATCCAGCCTGTACAATTTGATTACCCCAGTCACCACAGAAGGCTAGTATCAAAGGAATAGAGAAAAGTAGGGTTATCCATTCGTCTTTCCATGAGTTTTGTGTGGCTTGAATTGCAGCTATGTCCCAGTCAATCTCACCAGTTAACTGTTTCTTCTTAATCTCAGCTTCTGTCAGTTTAAGCTGTGTCTTGCTGTCGATGATACTAGCAGCTAGTCCACCGATAGAACTTATGATTTGACCTATCATTTGTTATAACTTTCTTCATGCACTACACGTGTGGGTGTTACAGTAGGCTTAGACTCTTTGCCCATCCAGATGCCGAAACATCCTGTGAGAGCACCCATACAGACCGATACAAGGCCAGACTGCGCTACGCTAGGGTCAGGCAAGGACATGAACCAATGTACTGCTTGATACGTGAGTACAGTGACTGCCAGCATCATTAGCCTTGGGAGTACTTTCCAATCATCTAGTACAGTCGTTGCCATTACCACTTTCCTTGTTTTGTGCCGAGGAAATAAATCCCCACGCCAAGAACACCAATTCCTGATAGAACAACCAATATACCAAGGCTCCACTCCACAATAGTCTGTTTAATCTCAGCCTTGCGATACATAGTTTTCTGACGGTCTTTACGTACCTTCGCTTCAATTTGGAGAAGCTCTTCCCAAGCACTCTGCCCGTAAGCAAACTGAATATACTGTTTAATCTCAGCACGTAAAGCCTCCGCTTGTTTCTTCTTAGCGAAGATGTCCATCGCACTAGGACCATTACCACCGAATAGTAGAGCATACCAAGGTGGATTCTCTGACTGCTTATGTGCAAAGCTAAGATCAGAGACAGCACCAGCAAACTTAGCTAAGTCGTTAGAGATACCTCCAATGTCCTTGCCTAACTGAATACCCTTCTTAATAGCAGATACAGCTGTCTGTGCTGCGGCAAAGGCTGTAAAGGGATCAATCATTTGAACTTAACCTCTATAGGACATACATAATTGTAGTTTACTCTATACACCCTATCGTAAAACAAACCGTTTTTAGGTAGTCCACAGTCGTAGTAACAATACTGAAACAAAATGTTACCATTTGCAGTCCATGCGTGACCGAATGAAACAAAGGCCAGCACACACAACAAATTTATTTCTCCAATAGTCTTACTTATTTTTATCTACGTGCGCCTAAAACGTTTAGCTTTTTCAGCTGCAGCTTTAGGTTGTTTAGAAAACTGTTTACCAGCTTGAGTGTCTTTTCTTTTTTTAGCAGTACTAGCTGCATACTCTCCACTAGACATAGCTTTAATAGCTTTAGCCGGGAGATAGCGTTCACCAGTAGCTTTTGGCCCTTGTGTAGAAGGTTTACCACTTTTGGTTCTCCAATCTTGCTTTGTCCATTTGTTAAGACTCTTTTGCGATTTGGCGAGGGCCATTATTTATAGCCCCCACCTTTTGCTTTATATTGCTTTGCAACCATTTGTGCCTTACGTGCACTCCACTGTCCAGGCTTTCCACCTTTGCTACCTGCCTTAACGGAGGCGACAAGACGCTTACGCATAGTAGGCTTAGTATAATTACCTGCCGCATTAACCGTTGAAGACTTTTTGGGAAATTTCGCCACGAGAAATTCCTATATCTTTTAATTCTTTATCTGACATATTACGAAGCAACCAATAATCTGCACGGCGTTGTTGTGCTACTGCTACTGCTTCAAACCAATTAATTAACCATTTCATGTTTATAACTCCTTGTTTCATGAACATCATGTATACACGTTTGTATACACAGGAGTTATACCATATTTAG